TATATGAGGATTATAAGAATGAAGTAACACATTGGTATTATGGTCATTTTCATAAAAACCAAATGCAGACTATTAATAATACAATGTTTAAACTTTTAAATATTGGCGAAATTGTTCGACACTACTCAGACAATAACAATACATTGTAAGATAGTTGCTATTGAAGATGGTCAGTATACAGCTATTGTAGTAGAAGATCTGAATCGAATAGAAACAGATGATCTTAAATATGTTACTGTTGTTAAATGTCCAAACTGAGATATTTCTACTTTTGAAATTGGAGATACAGGTTATCTTCAATTTCAATATGTAGAAGGAGGAAAGACACAATGATACAACAAAGATTCAAAAGATTTTGAAATTTATAAATATACAAATAATTATTTTATAAGTTTTATTAAAGAAAAAGATATATGTAATCAAAAAGAATTTAATTTTTAAATATGCGTAAAGAGACAGAATTTGGCGAGAAGTTACGTAGCGTGTTAGAATCAATTGATTCCTTAACATGGAGAGATAAAAGTGGGAATGATGTTAAACTTGTTGATGCATCTGTAGAGGACTTACGTAAATGATATAAGCACTGTTATGAGATGTTATATAACGTTAGTCCCTGGAATCCTGGTAAGTTTATAGTTCGAGAAAATATTCATCGAACTTGAGATTCATGTAATACGGAACTATTTGTTAGATACATTCTTCATGAATGCGAAACTGATATTAAGACTAAGAAAGATATCTTAGATTATATTAATAAACAAAGAGCAGCATCTGAAAGGGATATACTAAATGATTCAATAGCAAGTATATTTAATGGTGTTCCTCCTATTTTTGAAAAAGTAACAGTAAATCGTCTTATGGACGCTTGTTTTGATAAACTTGATGTTCTTAATAAGAAAATGATTACTGATAAATTTATTTTAGCACAAGGAATTTGGCTAACGGACGAGGAAAAAATTGAGCTAACTGAAGTTGGCAAAGACGGTAAGGCAAGAAATAGAATGGAAGTTATTAAGGAACGATTGTGTTTAAATCCTGATATCAAATTAAGAGTTAGTCCTACAGGATTATCTTTTACAGAATTTAGATCTTTAGTTCAACTTAGCTCTTTACCAAAAATTTCTTCTTTAACCACAATTGCACTGAAAACACTAAGAGATAAGATCTTATTACTTTTAGATAATGATCTCGATTATCATATAAATAAATGAAGTACATTAATGTCTAATATTCAACGAGTTGCTGATGCTCGAAACATTGAAATTAATCCTCCTGCAGGAAATTAATTAGTACTAAAAATTTTATTTTTTAAATAAAAATTTGTATCTTTGATGAACAGAACGGAACGTCAAAAGCTTGCTATTAGACGTTGATTAGATAGTAATGGGATAGGTACGATTGTTGCTGCAACTGGATTTGGTAAGACCTATATGACTTGTATGTTGATAAAGGCACTATATAATAAAAATCCTAAACTATCTGTATTAATTGGAGTTCCTACAGAGGTTCTAAAAGAACAATGACTTAGAGAGTTGGCTAAAAACCAGCTCTTTTCTGTCTGTAAGGTAGAGATATTTAATACTATTGTTAAAAATCAATATACAGTTGATTTATTTGTAATTGATGAAATTCATTGCGCATGTAGTGAAAATAACATCAATATGTTTAAAGCTGTAAAATATCGTTATTTTTTAGGATTAACTGCCACATTTGAAAGACTAGATGGAAAAGAAGATCGATTATCTGAGTTTACTTATGTTTGTGATCGTATAAATATAAAGGAAGCAGTTGATAATAATTGATTATCTGATTATAGAAATTATAAAGTTTTAATTGATGTAGACTTATCTCTATATCATGAATGAAATCAGAAATTTCAAAATCTATTTTCTATATTTAATTTTGAATTTAATACAGTAATGAATTGTATTAGTCGTCCTGGTTTTGCAAGTAAATATGCAAAGAAAACAGGATGAAGTGAATCTCAAGTTAAAGGATTTGCAGCAGCTTGAATGAGAATGTTAAGAAAACGTAAGTCTTTTGTAATGTCTCATCCTAAGAAATTTGAAATAGCAGATAAGATATTAGATGCAAGAAGTAATAAAAAAGCAATTACTTTTTCAGCTACTATTAAAGATGCAGAATATTTTAAGAAACGAGGATATGTTTTACATAGTAAACAGAAAAAGAAGGAAAATAATACTATTATAGAAAGTTTTAATCAACAAACTGTAGGTGTATTAAGTACTTCAAAATCTTGTGACGCAGGTGTAGATATAAAAGGTTTAAGTGTTGGAATTATATTAAGTGGAGATAGTTCAAAGACAAGGACTACGCAGAGGATAAAGGTTGTATCTTTTTTATACAACGATTTGGAAGATATAAAATATTTCCTTATCTTTGTATTTTGTTAAATTAATAAAATACAATTATGATATATAAAGGTTATGTTTTAAAGCATCCAATTACAAATGAAATTAGATATGTTGGAATTACATCTAAAGAATTAGAACAAAGATTAAAAGGGCACATTCATGATACAAAGGATAAACTTAGAAGTAAGTGACATAAATCTTGCTGAATGATAAAAGTTTATAGAGAATATCAATTATGACCAATAATAGAATTAGTAGATGTATTTGATAGCTTAGAATCTGCAAAACAGTTTGAAATAAACTATATTGCTAAGTATAAGGAAAAATACAATTTAACTAATGACACTCCTGGAGGTGATTATGTTTCATATAATGCTCATTCTAGAGAAACTATATTGAAAAGAAAATCTACTAAAAAGGTTGTTCAATATAATATATTTGGAGAGTTAATTTGTATATATGATGTAACAGAAGATGCTGTTAGGGCATTAGGTTTATCTAGTGGTTCAAAAATAACAATGTGCTGTAAGCATAAAAGACTTCATGCTCATGGATATATATGGCGATATTATGGAGAAGAATTAGGTGATATATCAATGATTGATCAAGATTCTCTCTGTTTTAATCATTTACTACAATGTGATATGAATAATAACGTAGTTCGTATTTGAGATTCATATATTGCTGCATCTAGAGCAATTGGAGATAATTCTAAAGGTGGTAACATTGCTGCTTGTATTAGTGGTAAACAAAAAACATGTAAAGGTTTTATTTGAAAGTTAAAGTATAAATTAGAGAGGTCCTCTATAAATTCATCTAATTCGGTGAACAACAACAGAATACCGAGCCAAGCTCTTGAAAAAGAGAAGGTGTAACGACTATCCTGAAAGGGAGTAGACTCAAGTGAGTCGAAACGATGAATACTTTTATAGTAAAGATATAGTCTAATCTGCATGGTAACATGCAGCAGTTCATAAGAGAACGTATATAGTGTTACGAACTATATAGAATATAATGCGGAAGAATTATTCGATTTGAAGAAGGAAAAGTCTCTGAGATGTTTACTTTAGTTATTAAGGGAACCATAGAAGAAACTTGATATAATAATTCTAATTCAAACCAACAGTATATAACTATTGATGAATCACAATTAGATATAGTGTTAAGTGGAAAGGAGATTTCTACTAGACCAAAAAAAGGCATAATAGATATAGAACATAGATTTTAATAAATAGATCTAACGTAGTACGTTTGTTTATTTTTTATCGTATTATATGGAGTTAGATACGATTCTTAATATTATGGCTAAATATAAACTAACAGCTGATGAGTTACTGTTAGTTTATTTAACGTTTATTGCTCAAACAGAAAATGGAGATCCTAAAATAAATAGGAACTATTTTCGAAAGTGATATGAAGGAGGCGGTAAAGAGAGATTACGAGAATTATTCAATTCACTAAAAGAGAAAGGAGTAATCAGGAAAAACTATAACCCAAGTACTTATGATCCTGATGAAATTGAATTTAATCAGAATTTTATAAAACAATATTTTAAACTTTCTGGAGAGCTTGGCATGGAATTAGAGGATGCTTATCCAACTAATTTATACTTTAATGGGAAAACAGTTAGTTTAAAAAATATTGCAAAGAAATTCTTAAATATGTCAGAATTCTACTTCTGATATTCCTCTACTATTGGACATAGTATTGAAAAGCATCGTGAAATATTAGAGATACTAGAATGAGCTAAATCTAAAGATCTTGTACAAGTTTCTATGATTGAATTTGTTTCCAGTCAAAAATGGAAAGAGTTTAAAGAAATGCGAGATAAGGGAATTAATGGCAAAGTTAGTACTGAACAACTTTACGATACTGCTTAATGTCTATTGTAGATGAATTATATTCTGAAATTGACAATGGTAGAGAAGGTAGAAACTTAGGTTTAAAAACTGGATTGCCAAAGTTAGATTGATATACAGGTGGATTCCAAAAAGGAGTTTATAAATTAATATTTGGACAAAGTGGTTCAGGTAAAAGTTCATATGTAATATATTCTGATTTATATCGCATATTGCGAGATTATCCAGATAGAGATATTATACATGTGTACTTTAGTCTAGAAATGAGTTCAAAAGTTTTACTTGCTAAATTGCTTAATCTATATATATATGATACTTATGGAATAGAAATCTCTTATATGACATTAATGTCTGTTCGAGAAAAACTATCTGATAAATATTATAAGTATATCCAAGAGTCTAGAGTATGACTAAATTCAATTATACATAAACTTATTATCTTTGATAAACAGCTAAGTTCTAATACTTTCTATGGTAATATGAAAGAACTTCTAAAACAATGAGGTACTTTTCAAGATATCGATGAAGGTAGAAGAAACATTTATATTCCAAGTAATCCTGATAAAATAATAAATGTAATAATTGATCATGCTGGTTTATTAACTCCAGTTGATGGAAGAACTAAAAAGCAGGAAATTGATCAAACCTCGCAATACTGCGTTTATTTTAGAGAAAAGTGTGGAATATCTATTGACTTTATTATGCAAGAAAATAGAAATACAAGTGATGTAAATAGATTAAAAATGGATCTTGCAGAACCAACCCTTGATGATGTTAAGGATTCTGGTAATGCAGGTAATGACTGTAATGTTTGTATTGCAGTATATAATCCCATAAAACACCAACGCAGTACTTATAGAGGATATACTATTATTAATAAAGAATATCCAGAAGAATCTTTAGGTTCTGCTATGCGTGGACTAATATTATTAAAGCATCGATTTGGAGTTGCAAATAAAGTTTTTTGTACTGGTTTTCAAGGTAGTTTAGGGCGATTTGAGGAACTTCCTGATCCAGGAAGTATTGATTATGAAGTATATCAATCTTGAAAAGATGAGAAGTTAGAAGATGAAATAGCAAAAGATACAGCTGCAAAAGATGCAGAAGAAAAAGATAGCTTACAAAAACCAATATTCAAATTTTAAATATGGCTATCACATTACCAACAAACAAAATCCCTGCGGAAACTCAGGACCCAAGAAATTTAATTATTTTCTCAAAACCTAAATATGGCAAGTCAACGGCTTGTGCTAATCTTCCTGGAGCATTATGTATCGACCTTGAAGGGGGTGGATATGACTATATTGATGCTGTAAAAGTAAAAGCATCTTCTGTTAAAGATTTAAAAGAAATTTGTGCTGCAATTAAGGAAGCTAAATATCCTTATAAGTTTATTGTATTAGATACAATTACTAGACTTGAAGAAATGGTTAAACCATTAGCTTTAAAGTTATATTTAAATAGTCCTGCAGGACAAAAGTTTACAGGAGATGACGTACTTGATGCACCAATGGGTGCAGGATATAGTGCTCTTCGTAAAGCATTAGAGATGGTTATTGACATGGTGTCTAAATGTGCACCTAATATTATTCTTATTTGTCATACAAAGGATTCAGCTATCGGTAATACTGATATGACTGCAAAGACTATTGACTTATTTGGAAAAGCAGGTAGAATTCTTGCTTCAAAGTCAGATGCTATTGGTTATCTAGATAGAGACGAAGATTCAAATACTATTCTAAGTTTTAATACAAATGATAAATTCGTAGAATGTGGTGCTAGACCAGAACATTTACGAAATGCAGATATAGTATTAGGAGAAATGAAGGAAGATGGAAACATTGAATTTCATTGGGAAAGGATTTATCCCTCACTTTTAAATCCTGTAGAAGTTAATATATAATCTAAGGATTATGCTAAAGGTATCTTTTGAATTTGACGAAGAATCGAAGGCTGTTACAAATGTTAAAGTTGTTAAAGTGCCTTCAAAATATGATAATATAGATTTACCAATTGTAGAGATAGGAGATAGTAAGTTAATTATGTCTCCTAAAGCCGTTAGTTTATTATCTGCACAATGCGGAGATCGGATAGCAGTTAATTATATCCAAAAAAGTAACGAGCTTACAATCCCAGTTATCGGTAAAGCTGAAGTATTTTCAGATCCTGAAAATGGGAACAAATTAACAAAAAGTAATACAGTCTCTTTTAAAGGGACTCAAAAAACAATTTTATCTAAATATGGTCAACTCTTTAAAATAGAGGAATGTAGACCTGGTATGTTTAAAATGATTAAGATTGATGAATCAGATCTTTCTAAAGCTGATACCGATTTAGATACAGAAAATTCAGATTTATTAAAAATTTAAAATTATAAGAATATGTCAATGTTTGATTTTAGTGTAGCAAAGAATGCAAATCAAGTAACTTCTACTTTCCTTCGTGGAGGAATCCATAATGTAACCTATAAAGGTATTGAATGAGTAGCTAGTCAGAGTGAAGGTAATTCTGATGCTTTTGTTTTGTTATTTGAAACAAAGGACGGTATCCAGCATCGAGAAACTATTTTTGATCCAAGTAATATAAGTAATTGTACTCAGAGAGCTACAACTCAGTATGGAGAAAATCCATCTGAAATGGAAAACTTTATGGTTAAGATTACTCAAATCATTAATGCTCTTAATCCTGAATTAGGTGCAAAAATTGCTGCAGGAGAAAAGATTGAAGTAAGTAGCTTTAAGGCTCTTGCTAAATATTTAAAGGAAAACTTAGCAAGTTCTGTTGGTAAGGAAACTCAAATCAAGTTAATTCCTTATAAAGGTTTTGCTAATATGCCTAAGTATGTTGCATCAGTAGGTAAAGATGGAGTAGTTCGTAGTAAAACAAAAGTTATTGGTGAAGATTTAACTTTAACTGCTAGAGAAAAGACTGATATTGAGAATGCTAACTCTGCACAACCTACTAACATGAAAGAACGGGATAAGGATTTAGACGATCTTAAGGAAACGTTTAATGTAAAAGGCTCAGAAGACGACTTGCCATTCTAAAAAATAATATAGTTAAATTTTAATGGTCTTTACATTAGAACCGATAAATATCACTAAAGAACTTATTTTAAGTAAAGTTAGTGAAGAAACTTTAATGGAGCATTACTTGGGCATTCCTGTAAAAAAAGGATTGTTCAAGTCTCCATTAAGGCAAGATAGTAAACCTACCTGCGCATTTTATAGGAATAGGAAAGGAGATTTAATATTTAAAGATTTTCGTGGAGACTTTTATGGAAATTTTATTTCGGTTGTAATGTATAAATTCGATTGTCCTTATGGCAAGGCTTTACAAATAATTGCTAATGACTTTGGAATAGTTTCTCGCAAAAATTTAACTATAAATAAACCTCTTATTAAATATACAAATCAAAAGTTTAATGATACTACTCAAGCTGTTATTCAAATTGAAGATAAGTCTTGAGAAGATTATGAACTTGAATGGTGATCTAAATATGGTATAGATAAAACTATACTAAAAAAGTTTCATGTATTTTCATGTAAAAATGTATTTTTAAATGGAAGTATATTTAGTTTACATAAAGATCGGCAATTAGTATTTGGATATTATGGAGGTATTCGAGAAGATATAGAACGTTGACGTATATATTTTCCTGGAAATATAAAGTATAAGTTTATTTCAAATTGAAAGTCATTTAGATTACAAGGTGCTCATGCACTTCCAAAAAATGGAGGAGAATATTTAGTTGTAACGAAATCTTTAAAGGATGTTATGACTCTTTATTCATGTGATAAAAT